TCGGCGGTTTGATTGAGGTGACGCCTCGTGATGCAGTCGGCGGGATTCCAACAGGAGTCACGCCGCGTCGCATCACGAATCATGCCACAGCTGCGAATGGACTCATACAGAGTCAAACCGCCATCCATGACCACATACCGCACGCTCGGCACATTCAACGGAACACGTCGAGCCGGAACGGAAATCAAATACTACAAGACGCCACATTCCGGCGACACGCTGAAAGGACTCGGACTGTGAGCAAAGACAATGAAATCGTCAACGACATCATCAACGGATTGTCACAACGGCTCAACATGCGCGTATACGACAAGTATCCGACCGTGAAGACCACAAGCCAGTATCCGCTCATCATCGTCACACGCCAGAACGCGTCAGACATCACCCCATACATCCGACATTTGGACATCGCCATCACCGTGGTGACACGCGAACTCTCAGGCGGAACCGACAACACGCTCAGCGCCGAAATCGGCGACGCTCTGACCGACTGGTACAACCAGAGTCTATGGGACATCATGGGCGCCCCGCTGCTCAACACCGCCGACGCCCAGCCGACCAAAGACGGACGCGCATCCACCGTCTACGACTACCAGCTGGAGTACCTGAGTTGAAAAGCACGCAGGAGTCGGTCGAAGACCTCATGGAAATACTCTCACCGGCAGCCAAAGACATCATCACCGACGAACAGGTGCGCCAAGCCCAAGCCGCCGCCAGCAGCGGTGACAAGCACATGGCCGGAAAGGTCTTAGGCGACATCTGGAAGCAGGTCGCGGAAAAATCCGCTGGACTAAGCTTGGAACGGCTCGACTCCGACAGTTTCGGCAGGAAAATCGGATGGCTCATAAGCCAGCAGCGTTCCGAAAAGACGGTCAGGGACTTTCTTGCGAAATACAAGCGCGAACTGGCCGTCCAGCCGATGCAGGAAGCGACCGCCAACCTGTTCGCCATCGACTCGACAACGGAAGTCGTGCGCGAATCTGTAGGCGAAACATGCCAATGGTGTCTCGAACGGTGCGGAATATGGCACCCATACGACGCGAACCATTACGGCGTCTGGGCAAGACACGCCGGATGCGACTGCAAAATCTACGTAAGGAACAGCCTCACATGACGCCAACCATCAACAACACCGACCCACAATACGTCGAAAGACCGACGCGCCGCGCCATCATGAAAACCGAAATGGTACGATGGTATCGAGAACAACGACGCCAAATGGCCGAACAGTTAAGGAGGATTTATGGCAGGGAAGACTGAAGAAGCCCTCTCAAGCCGCATGGAACAGGTCAACGGACTCATCGACAAAGCCTACTCGGACATGGAAGAGTACAGTCTGAAAGCCGAAACATCCGACGATGACCGCGAATACTATATGAGCATGGCAAGCAACGCGCAGAGAAACTACGTCAGCTTCATGCAACTGCTCATGACCATGACCAAAAACTTCGACGAAGCGGTGAAAGTCGATTCGCACAAAAGCAGGACAACAGCCGCCAAAGCGCCGAAAACCACTCTTCAGAAACTCATAGCGAAGGAAGCGAAACGCTCATGACACTCACCATCGTGGACGAACAGGCAATCTCATTCCCGTGGATTGAACTCGTCAAGAACGCATACTCCATGCGCGTTCGGGTCAGCAACTTCAGCGCGGTCGGCAAACGCAGCTTCACCCGCATACTCTCCAAAGCGGTCGGCGGCGTCAACTCCTACTTCCTCATGCAGGACGGCGACCCGCTCAGCACCGACTACCTCCCATCCGCAGACCTACAGTTGGAAAAAGTCGCCGCAGTAGGCTTGGACGGACGCTGCTATGACGAGAACGCAGAGGAAATCGACGAAAACCTACGATGCCTCACCCTCAGCCACGCGCCAGTCACCGACCAAGCCGTACTGTTGGCGCAGCGTGCCATGGTCATCGAAGGACTCATCTCCCAAAACCTCGAACATCTCATGCTGCCCGAACCAGTCGTGGTCGGCACCTCCCCCGACGTGGTAATCAAAACAGACCCGAGCAAGAACCCCTCCGATTGGACGAAATTCGACGCCAACGACGACCACGACACCATCGTCCGGCCGGAAGTCAAACGACTCAGCCAATGGGATAACGGACAGCTCAAAACACTCCTGCAAAACACGGTGTTGAGCTTCCAGATGGAAACCGGACTACCACCGCAGGACGCTCAGATTCTGGACACGCTCGGAGCGACCACACAATCATTGGTGTCGAACCGTGAGAGCTTCGTCAGCCGCATCTACATCATAAAACAGGATTTGAACGCCGTGTTCGAACCGTTGGGCATCAAATTGGATTACGAACTCACGTTCCCGCAGACCGCGCAGGACATCGCATCCATCGGCGACGCCTACGGCAAGGGCGCTGACGCCGACATCCTCAAGAAGTATCAGGTGGTGTGACATGCTGGTGAAGAATCCAAATTGGAGGGCGAACGTCCGCCCAACATCCGACGTGGCAATCATGGCCGCGGAATACGTGAACTGGGGTCGTGGAAACGCAATCCTCCCGTTTCAGGTCGAATTTCTCAACAACGCCTTCCAACGCAAGAAGGACGGCACTTGGAAATACAAGCGTGTCGCATTGAACATGCCGCGACAGAACGGCAAGACCAAAATCCTCACCGCCCCAATCCTCTACTATTTGTTCGTTCTCGGCTTGAACGTGCTCGTCACAGCGCATGAACAGATTGCCGCGAACAAAATCATGGAGGATTTGAAAGACGCCATCGATTCGAATCCCGAACTGAAGGCCGAGGTCACGCATTTCAGCACCACCATGGGACGCGAGCGCCTACAGTTGAAGAACGGCGCGTTCGTCCGGTTCCGTTCCCGCAAGAGCGCTTCGGCCGGCATGGGCGGCACGTTCGATTTGGTCGTCTTCGACGAGGCGCAGGAACTCCGCTCCGAATACGAGTCGATGATTACCAAGACGTTGAAGACGCGTCGCATGGCGATGATAATCTACACCGGCACGCCGTTCCTCCCCTCGTCCATCGGAGACACGTTCAACGTGTTCCTTGACAACGCCGAAAACGACGATATGTCGTATGCTGTGCGCTACGGCGTCGATGACGAGACGGCGGACATCGAGGACGAGCAGTTGTGGGCGCTCACCAACCCGCTCTACCCGGACGTGATTCCACGCGAAGCGTTCCTCACCGACGTGGCGATAGCCAAACAGGGCGGCGCGGACGGACTTATCGACTTCCGCATCCAAGACTTGGGTCTGTGGTGGGCGGACAGCATTCCTCCAGCAATCCCGATGGACTTGTGGGACAGCGCATACTCCGACCTCCAACATGACCGCGACACGCTCGTCTACGCGCTCACCTTCGACCCGACAACCAGCACGCTCGCCCTCAGCGTCGCCGCCAACACCGAAGAGGTGACGGTCGGCTCGCAGCATTACGACAAGTGGGCGTACATCATCGGCGAAATCGTGGACGAACGCCCCACCACCGAATCATGGCAGTGGGTGGTTGACGAGCTGAAGACGCGCCCACGCAAGACCACGCTCATCTTGGACGCTGGCGGATTGAACAATCCGATAAGGGACATGCTGCCACGTGGGTTGAACGTCATCCAATTGACCGGCACCGAGTTCCTCGCCTCGCAGCAGGGATTCCTCGACCTGTTGAACGAGGGACGGTTCAAACATACGAACAATCCGCAGCTGACCGCCGAAGTGCAGAACGCGCAGAAGCTCAAATCCGGTTCGGATGACCAGTGGAAGTTCGCGCCGATACGCAAGACCGAAACCACGGCCGGTTTGAAGGGTGTCAGTATCGCCGCATGGTATCGCGGCGTCAACCGTCCGAATGAACGCAAGGTCAGGGAGGTGATTGTCTGATGGGCAAGGATACGGGACTCTACCATCGGAATCGCGCCATCCTGCGCGAACGTACCAAACGGACGGGAGCGCCCTGCTATTATTGCGGCGCACCGTTCTACTGGGGCCGCAACACAGCGCACCCGTTGGCGTTCACCGCAGACCATGTGATACCGCGTGCTGCTGGTGGAAGCGACAGGATGGACAATCTCGTTCCGGCGCACATGCAATGCAACCGCGCCAAGTCAGACCATATAGCAAGTCCGGCGACACGCCGAACGCGAACTGCGACGAGAAGGTGGTAGAATAAATACCGTTACGCAGCAATGTGTAGCTCCTCTCTTGTGATTCTGGTTTGCACGCACCTCGTTTGACGAAAGTCAGACGGGGTGTTATGCTATGTCTTGGAGATGGTCGGTAGATGATAAAAGCAGCTTTGTCCACCATGTCATAACCGACCGTCTCCCCAAAAATGTACTGACTTGAACCGCCCGGCACAGTCGTTAAACAATGCGGGGCATACCCACTGGCGACGGTGGGGTCGAGGCGCACACAGCCGGGAACAATCGTGGTAGAGGCCGAGTCGGGGCCGCAATGCAGAAGGCCGACACCATCCACCTCAACCACGAAAGGCAGTCATGTCCCTAGCGACAATCGAACTGAAGCCGGGCTTCGTTGACCGAAAGCTGATTTCCAACCAGCCCGCGGCTGGAGCCATCGCAAAGATTTCCAACAGCACTCCAATCGACCTCATCGGCACGCAGATGCAGACCATCGACTTCTCCGGCGAAATGGGCATCTTCGGCGAAGGTGCCACCGGCGAAACCGACGCCGAGAAGAAGAAGAATTCAAACGACGCCACCAACGGTGTCGTGACCATCAACCCAATCACTTTCTATATCAGCTACCGTTTCCCGAAGAAGTTCCTTCAGCTGTTCGGCGTTGATGGCGCCTACAATCCGACTGACGCCACCTTCCGCGCCGGTTCTCCGCAGACCATGCTTCAGAGCATCCTCGCGCAGCCGTATCAGGCCGGAATCCTCGACCAGTACCGCACGTATGTGAACCGTGCAATCAGTCGCGCCCTCGACTTCGCCCCCATCTTCGGCGTCAACCCGGCTACCAAGGCCGCGTCCACCGTCGCACGCACCAACGGATACGTGCTCAATCAGGCCGGAAACATCAACTACACTCCGGGCACCGGAGCCGAAGCCGCCACCGCGTTCAAACAGGCCGTGCGACAGGTCGCCGCACAGGGCGACGCGTCCGCGCAGGGCGTCACCACCTCCGCATACTTGGCCGCAATCGGCGATGGCCTCACCACCATTGGCACGCCGACCCAGTATGCCGCCGACGTTCCGCTCATCGGCAACATGGTTAACCTCGGCGGCGTCACCCTCGCGGCCTCCAATACCGTGTCCGATACCGCGGCGGCCACCGGCTCCGGCCAGCTGACCGATAAGGCGCTCGATGCGGTCGTCGGCGACTTCGCCAACCGTTTCGTCTGGGGTGCTATCCCGCTGTCCGGTATCGAAGTGTTCGACTCCGGCAACCCGGATAATTCCGCAGAAGGCGACTTGGGCGCAGTCAACAAGGTGATGCTCCGCACCGAAGTCGCAATCGGCTGGGGCTTCATCGGCGGAACCAGCAAGTTCTACGCCATCACCCACGCCACCGCGTGACACTATTCGCACACATGGGCGGCGGCGACGCCGTCCATCCACTGATTGAACGTTAACAACGAAAGGAATTGAGATGGGCGCAAAGCAGTCTTCCGCAAACGTGACATTCTCGAAGCCGGGTACTAGTGCCAACAAGTCCGGCTATATTTGGGTCGCCCCACTGGGCACCGCAATCCCCTCCGACGCCACCTCCGAACTGGATGCGGCGTTCGTCGGCCTTGGTTACCTGTCCGAAGATGGTCTGACCCCAAATATAGCCGGACCCGCAGGTGACGATATTGTGGCCGCCGGCGGCGATACCGTCGCACAGGCCGACCCGACGTTCTCCAAGACGTGGACGGGTACTTGCATCGAAGCCCTGAACGAAGACCTGCTTAAGGTCGCATACGGCTCCGCCAACGTGACGGTCGAACAGGCGTCCTCGTCAAAGGATGGCTCTATCACCATCAGGGAGCAGGCTGGCGAAGTGGAGCATCACGTCATCGTCATCGACGAAATGCTGAAGGGTGGCCGCAAGCGCCGTAACGTGATGGCCGATGCCACCTTCCTCATCACCGGCGACATCAGCCACGTGCATACGGCTCTCGTGAACTTCGAGTTCACCATCAACGCCTATCCGACCGACACCGCTCCGGCTCAGACCCAGTACATCACCATCCCAAAAGCGTAAGCTCTCCGAATCCGACGCTGACGGTCACCGTATCCGATGGTACGGTGGCTGAAGATGGTGTGATGTGGGTGGTCGGTGACTGGGGACAAGACTTGCCATGGTCACGCGATACCGGCGTGCAGATGGTCAAGGGTGCGAATGATGTCTATACTGGCGAACTTTCTCTTCCGAAGGGTACCAAGTTCGACATCAAGATTCTGAAGTCCACGGTTTCCACGACGAGCGGCGGCGATAACACTTGGTCTGCGGTCAGGTATGCCAGCACTCTGAACACGTCCACTTCACATGGCTTTGGAGAGTTTACCGACAATCTGATTCCCAACGGCAACTTCGACGAAGGACAGGTGAAATGGACGCCAGCTGAAGCGATTAGAGAAGTTAGTCATCCTCAAAGTGGCAAAAAATGTATTATTGCTCGGAGGTGATTCAAACATTACCTCATGTTCTTCTGATGTGTTCACCATTCCACCGGGCTAGACATTGCGTTTCAGCGGGTATCTGCTTACTAATCATCCGCCTGTTAAAGGTGTTGTCGAGATGAAGATTGTCACCCCTCAACAGCAAAAACACTGTTTGTGTTTAGCTTTAACACTGGAGGTGACGCCACTTACCATCAGTTCAGTAAGACATTCAAGAGCATGGATGTGCCAATTGAGTGCCGGATTGTGTTGTCGAATGCTACCGTTGGTCAATGGTACGAACATGCGCTCTTCGATTCACTCTCGCTTGTCAGCCCGTAATGTGATGACAGGATACGCGCCCCACGCCAAGACATACTATCGTGGTATGCCCTTGGCATGGGGTATTCTTATATAGACAAACAACGAAAGGAAAACCAATGGCAAAACGCAAGCCCACCATCACCGCAGAAGACTTCAACGACAATTGGGGCGACGCCTACGCGAAACTCCTCCGCAACCGCAAATTCCAACAGGCCATCCACTCCGAAAAAGTCGAAGACGGCGTGGAAACCATCTGGCTCGTAGACAAGCTCATGCGCGGCGTATTGAAGGAGAACAAATACGAAGCGGTCATGAACGCATTCGATGATGATGTGCTCGACGCATGGGAATACCTCTCGGGAAAATTGCCAGCGCTTTTGGATTCACAGTCGAAAGACTGACTTACGCGATAAACCCCGACCAGTGGGACAGCCAAATCTTGGCTGATTTCGCAAGCCAATACGGCAGTCCCAAAAACTACACCATCATAGAGAGAGCCAAACTCATAGGCACGTTCGGAGCGACGGCACGACTCTTGGACATCATCCAACAGTCAACACTAGCCCCCTACAGTGGCAAGGGACGGAAACCAAGAAGCGTATTGCCGGAAAACCGGAAGAACACCAAGAAGGAGGATTACGAACTCGATTCGATGAACACTGAAGACATCAACAAGGCGTTGGGTCTTCACTGAAAGGAATAGCAGATGGCAAAGGGCAGCATCGCGACCGCATGGATACAAGTACTTCCATCGTTGGAAGGCTTGCAGTCCGCACTTGTCAAAGCAAGCAAGGGCGCGGTGCTCACCCCCGCCATCCAACCCAAACTGGCATCGGGCACAAGCCGACTCTTCGTATCGAACGGCTTGGGCATGTCCAGACTGTTTTCCGGCTCGTTCAACAAGAGCCTCAACCTGCAAGGCGGCGTGAAAAACGCGCTTAACGGCGTGTTCGCATCCTTTGGTTCCAGCGGACGGCGTTCCGCCAACGCTTTCGGTAACGGTTTCGCAAACCTCGACCTCAACAAGTATCTGAATGCGGCAGCCGCCGTCGCCGCCGTTGCGTCGGTCGGAAAGGCCGTCAAAACCGTCACGTCCGACATCATTGAAATGGGCAATCAGTGGGGTCGGACCACCGCCATGCTGAAAAACGCGGTAGGCACCACCGGAGACTACACAAGCTCGCTCGAAACGTCGCTGAAATACGCGAACGAGGTCGGCGTCACCACGGACGATTTCATCCAGTCGGCGGCACGTCTTCGCACGCTCGCGCCGGAAGTCGTGACCAATTACAGTGACGCGGCGAAATTCACAAAACTGCTCGACATGAACATGGTCAGCACCGGCGCGTCCACGCAGGAAGCGTCCAGTGCCATGCGGCAGATTACCCAAGCATTGGGCAAGGGCATCGTCAACGGCGATGAGTTGAACTCCATCATGGAGAACTCGCCGCAAATCGCACGAATGCTCGCCAAGCATCTCGACGCTTCCGTAGGCGACCTGAAACAGTTGGGCAAGGAAGGCTCCATCAGCGGTCAAGACCTCTACGATACGGTGCTTGAGAACGCCGACGCCATCGAAAAGCAGTTCCATGCCATGCCCGTCACGGCAGACCGCGCATGGAACAGCATCAAGAACACGGTCGGCGCAAGGTCGGCGGAAGCCTCCACCGCATTGTCTACTAACCTCGGCAAAGCGTTGACCGCCATTTCCAGTTCAGGCATGCCGGACACGTTCGGCGAAATGCTCGCAGGATTCGTGCCATTGTCGAACGCGGCCGCTAAGTTGGCGGAGACGTTCGTCAACCAGCTTGCGCCAGCCGTCAACAAGGCATTCAACGTGCAGCAGGTCGAACAGTTCCTCGCCCCGTTGACGAATCTCATCAGCCTGAACTCGCAGAACGCCAACCTCCTATCCTCCTTCGGCGACATGCTGAACACGGTGGGCGTCATCAGCGCCACCGCGTTCTCCCTCATGGCCGCCACGAACGACCGGTTCGCATCCCACATCCCGTTCATCGGGCGCGCGCTGGTCGGCGTGAAGGGCACGCTCATCAAGCTTGGCTCCAGCTTCACCGGCGTGTTCGGAGCGGCGGTGTCCGCATCGTCCGCAGTCATCGACAAGCTCTCGTCCATGGCCGATGCGATGGCGAAAACGCTGTCCGAATCGACTAAAGCGCAGAACGCGCTCGGCAAGTTCAACGTCGCGTTCGAAGACTTGGGGACGTACGCGTTCAGCTTCGGCGAGAAAGGCGCTGAAGGCTTCGAACTCATCCAACAGGCCGCGACTAACCTGCGCAATGGCGTAGGACAGGCGTCCGATAATGTGAAGCTGCTCCAAACCGGTTTGAACGCGATGGGCTCCGACGCTGAAGCGCTTCCCGAAGCGTTTCTCAAAGCGTTCGAAACCCTCAACACCGAAGTGGATGCTGCCGCACGGAAGAAGGCTCCATCCCTCATCCAAGCGTTCCATGACATTCGCGCCGCCGCCGACACCATCGTCGTGGATTCGGACATCTACCGTTCGTTGGACATGGCCGGACAAAGCGCGGACGTCTACCGTGACAAGCTCGTGCAAGTGGGACGTGAGTTCAAGGAGCTTACCGGCCTGAACATTCCTGACATGTTCCTTCCCTTGGTCGGGTCGGCGGTGTCCGCGTCCGACAGCATCATGCAGACGCTCGGCAACCTGAAGGCCGGATTATCCAACTATGCCGCGAACACGGCACAGCAGTGGGTGCCGGTCAAGGAGATTATCGCCGAAGCGTTCTCAAACGCCGCCGCATCCGTCAAAACGAAGATGGAAGCCATGCGTGCCGACATCGAATCCGGCGTGCTCTCCATGGTTGAGAATGTGAAGGGCTGGGCGTCCGGGTTCAAGACGGCGTTCGGCGAAATGCTGGACACGACCGGCATCAGCGATAACATGTCCAAGCTCGTGTCCGCGTTGTCGATGCCGTTCGACGGTCTTGCTGAAAAGATTTTCGGCTCGTTCAAGGGACAGAATCCGTTCGCGCCGTTGACGTCCGCCGCGAAGACGGTCGGCACCGGATTGTCCGCCACGGTCGGCGGTGCCGTGTCGCGTCTTGCCGGACGGTTCAGCCCGTTGGCGTCCGCTGGGAAGACCGCGTTCGCTACCATCGGCTCCGCCGCGTTGAAGGTGTCTTCCGGCGCGTTGAAGGGATTCGGCGTGGCCGTGAATGGAGTCGGCGCGGCAATCGGCAAGATTGGCGGCATCGCATCCCAGTTGGGCGTGACCGGCGCAATATTCACCGGCTTGACGACCGGATTCCAGACACTGTTCAAGCTCGACCCTTCCCAGATGGTTGGCAAGTTCGACGAATGGCAGAAAAGCCTCGACAACACGCTTACCGGCATCCAGACGAAACTACCAGCCATGGCGAACGCGTTCGCCTCTGCTCTCCCGCAGATGGTGGCGAGCGTCACCACAGCACTGCCGGGCATCGCCAACGCGCTCATGAGCGTCGGGCAGACGCTCGCACCCGCGTTGATGACGATACTGACGCAAATCACCCAAGCGTTCTCCGACATATTCGCCAAACTGCCCGGCTTCATCGCCACCTACGGCCAGCCGATGCTGGAAGCGTTCGGCAGCCTGTTCGCCACACTCGCCGGACAGATTCCGTCGCTTATGACCTCGCTTGGACAGGCGTTGATTACCGGCGTTCAAGTCGCGTTCAGCGCCATAAGCGACAACAGCGCGGCCATCGCCGGGTTCATCAGCGGGTTCGGCGCGTCCTTGGCTTCCGGCCTTCAGACGTTGGGTGCCACCGTTGTGGCCGCGCTCCCGTCCATCGGATATAGCATCGCAACCGCGCTGCCGACGCTGATTCCGGCGTTGATGTCCGCCATCACCAGCGTGATAACGTCGTTGGCGGCCGCATTGCCGGGCATCGCCGTAGCCATCATCAATCAGCTGCCCGCAATCATCGGCGGATTGGCTACCGGCATCGTCAACGGTCTGCCCACTCTGTTAGGCGCCTTCGTCAGCGTTGCAACCAGCATCGCCGCGAACTTCCCACGCATTTTCATGGCCGTCGCGTTCGCTGTCCCTGCGATTATCGCAAACATCGCCCGACCGTTCGCCGGATTGGGTGGTCGTATTCTCGGCTACATCGGGAGCATTCCGGGCCAAATCATGGGCCTGTTCGCCGGTGCCGGCTCGTGGCTGGTCAATTCCGGTGCCGCGTTGATGTACGGCTTCAAGCAGGGTATTCTCAACGCGGTCGAAAGCGTGAAAAGCGCGGTGAAGGGCGCGTTGCAGAAGGTGCGAGACTTCTTCCCGTTCTCTCCTGCTAAGGTCGGCCCGTTCTCCGGCTCCGGCTATACCAGCGTGTCCGGCGAGCATCTTATGCGCGACTTCGGAAAGGCCATCGGCGCTCAAGGAGCGTTCGTGCGCGGTCAGGTCGATGGTGTGCTCGGCTCCTTGGATTTCGACCAGATTGACGCGACCAATCTTGGCATGGTGTCGGCACCGCGGCTTAAAGACTATACTGGAATGGTGTCGGCTGGCGACCAGCGGTATGCTGGCGGCGTCCACATCGACAATGTGGTTGCAAGCCCGTTGAGCGACGTGGAACTCGTGGCCCGCCGATTCGGATATGCTTTGAACAACGAGATGATTGGAAGTGTCAGACCTTGAGCACGATAACCGTCACCGTGGGTGACATCACGCTTTACGGCGACGCCGGACACGAGTTCACATTGGTGTCCATGAGCGGTTTCGACGATTTGCCGTCAGCCAAGACCGAACAGGATTCTTGGGCTAGGGCTGACGGCAACGCCATTCCCGGCACGACGTATTATGATGGGCGTACCATCACCATCAACGGATATTATGCGACCAGTACGGTCGAAGACACGGACGGGATGATGCGTCGTCTTCGTGGCATGGCCGGCCGTTTGGTTCCGGTCACCGTGCAGAAGGGCGCTGGCATCGCATTGTCATGCGATGCGGAACTCAGGTCGATGACCGTGGACGAATACCGGTATCGTGGGAAGGCCGCGTTCCAGATTGGATTGCTCGCGCCATCCCCCTACCTGCATGGGCCATTACGCTCGCAGACGGTCGGCGTTCCAACAGACGGCGAAGGCATCACCGACCCACTGCTTGACCCATTGTCCGAAGGCGAGGTCGGCAATCCGGGACGTGTCGCCATCACCGGAAGCGGTTTCGCTCCAACGCATCTTGTCGTGAAAATCAGAGGCGGACTATCCGAAGGCGTGCGCATCCACTGCATCGAAACCGGCGAAGCGGTCGAATTTCACCGTCAAATCAACCCCGACGAGACGATGGTGTTCGACTTCGACGATGAGCGCGTGCTGTTCCAGAACCAGTCTGATTTGAGCATGTTCCTCACGGAAGAGAACTGGTTCCGTCCTTCGGGCGATGCGACGATACAGTTCACGCCGTTGGGCGTGCAGTCGGGCGAGCCGACGATGACGGTCGAATGGAAGGAGGCTTGGCGGTGAAAATCTATCTCGCAGACCTGCTGACCGGACGCCGCATCATCCCATTGCCGCACACTTCCGCCGAATGGGAGATGAAACTGAACGACACTGATTCGCTCACCGTCAAAGTGCCCATCTACGCTTCGTCCGATGATACGCGCGTCCAATATATCGCGAACGACGCGCGACTGTTGGATTTGAGGAACACCGCGGCCATCGGTAAGACCGTCATGGTCGCGGAAGATGATGGGCTGACGGTCGGCGGAGTGCTCATGCGCCGAGACTATGACGCCGATTCGGGTATCCTCACATTGGTCGCTTCAGGCATGTGGACGTATTTTGACCATAGGACGATTCTTCCGGCGAAGGCGATGGGGAAAAGCCTCATCAAGTCGGACGGTTCGCCAGACCCTCAATACGACACGTCATACAAGAATGTCACGTGGAATACGGTCGCACGCAATCTTGTCGAACAGGCGATGAGCTGGCCACATAGTAGCGTGCCTGTCGTGTTGGAGACAGCGGAGGTCGGCAAGTCGGAGGCGAACTATCAGGCAGTTGATTTGAATTACGTCGGCGAAGTTTTGACGAACATCACGAACTATCAGAACGGTTGCGACATCGGCTTCTTCCCGACGCGCACGGCTGACGGATTGGGGTATGAGTGGCATATGAAGACCGGCCATCCGCTGCTTGGCGGCGAAACCCACTATTTCAGCGCGTCCGCCTTGCAGCCGGGCATCGCGTCCTTGTCGGCCACGGATGATGGCGACAAGCTCGCCTCGGTGCAATGGTTCACGTCCGGCAAATCCGACGATAAGACGCTCGTCGTGTCGGCCTACACGGACATTCTGGAGAAGGCGGGAGCGCCGATTTGGGAGAGTGTGGATTCAAGCCATTCGACGGTCAAATTGCAGAACACGCTTCAGGCGTATGCGAACGAGGCTGCCGCCGTCTACTGGCAGCCGGTATCGTCCACTGAGGCGAAAGTGCATCGCGGATACCTGCATTCAGCGAATCAGACGCTCGCCAACTATACGGTCGGCGATTATATCAGGTTCACTACGAAAGGCGACTGGTATTATGTGGATGGCGCGCATACGCGGCGCATCACCGGCATCAAAGCCGATGAAAGCTCGAATTGGATTACGTTCACCCTTGGTGACGTGTTCGACGGTGTGAAAGTGATGGTGGACAATGGTTGACGAGATTGTCGTACATCAGGGAGAGTCGGCTGACGGCACCCCGTTGGTAACTGACGATACGGATGTGCTCGATGTTAAGAATCCGGCTCAGGTGACCAACAAGCTCGTAGCCACCCTGAACGAGTATGGTCGGCGTCTACGCGAATTGGAGAAGCCTTCCGGCTCGCAGTTGACTCAGGCGATTCAGAAAGTGTTGGACATCAGCGCGAACATCGACAATACGGTGGCCGCATCCATCAACAGAAATTCGTATGACCGTGCGACCATCGACCAGAAGTGCAACACGTGGAATTGGGGCGTATTGTCTACCGACCATGGTGGCACGAATACGACGAACGCCTACAATAACCTGTTCACGGTCGGCTCATGGCGTGCGGTGTGGGCGTTGTCGGACGGCACGATGGGCACATCACAGTCCAGTCGCAAGGTTAAACAGGATTTCCTCAAGCCTGACATCACGTTGGAGCAGATGCGTTCCGTGGATTGGATGCTCTACCGTTTCATCGATGATGTGAATCTGAACGGCGATAGCTCGACAATTCATGTCGGCATGATTGCCGAAGACTTGGATGACAACGGTTTGGGGCAGTTCGTCGAGTATAATGATGATTACGAGCCGTGCGGCGTCAACTATCCGATGCTGGGCGTTTGGGCGATACATGAGGCCCATCTTGCCCATGACCGTATCGACGAATTGGAATCGCGCCTGAAGGCGCTGGAAGGAAAGATTGATAATGGCATTGAGGAATAGTATTTTCGCAGTGTCCGGTAAGGCGTCGTTTATGGATGCACGCCGTGACATGAGCGGCCTGTTCGTCTGCGATAAGACCACGATGCTGCCGATTGCCGGCATTCTCGACCGTTCGCAGGACAATCTCGTCACCGGCAACAGCGATTCCATGAGCGTGACGGTGCATCCGTTCAACGCCGTGCTGAACCGTTATGGCGCGCTGCTTATCCAGAACGACGGAAACGTGAACGTGCCGTTGAATGCGGCCCCGTCCGCTAACTCGCGTATCGACATCGTGTATGTGAAGCAGCATGAGACGCGCTCGCCGATGTCGGATGGTTCGGATGTTCCGGCGTTCGGCGTGGTGGAGGGCACGGCTGCCGCTGTGCCGGTCGCACCGGCTGTTCCGTCTGGTGCTTTGGCTTTGGCGCAGGTGCTGCTTCCGGCTGGCGTGTCGAATACGGCCGCCTCTGGCGTGGTCATCACGCAGACGTATATTGGTGCCGCGTTGAAGGGTGACATGCTGCGGGTGCAGACTTCCGCCCAGCGTGACGCTCTGCCCGACGTGCCTGAAGGCACGTTGTTGCATAATGTGGGCGACGGTAACGATTATGTGCGGGAAAACAGCGAGTGGAGGAATCTGAGCAATATCAAGTTACTTGAAGGTCAGTGGTTTAAGGATTGGGATGTGGATTACCGGTGTTCTCGTTCTGGTAAGATTGTATCTATCTACCTGAAAGTAGTTAGGAAAAATCCGACTTGGAACGCTAAAGCGTGGGAAAAAAGTCAGATTCTAAAATTCCCTGATTATCTGCAACCGCAGATTGGCGATGTGAATATCTGCGGTGCCGGTGTTAATAATTCCGGTTTTCAGCTAGACCCTTCAGGATTGTACGTGCGGCCTTTTGCCGATATTGTATATACCGTCAGCTCATGGAGTAGTGCCTCGTTTTCGTACACTATCAAGTGACAGTCAGATGGTCAGCCGGTTGCGGTGTATGAGAACATCCGCTGACCAACTTGTCGTCTTTCTGACATAATCGCAATTATCGGCTAGAATAGTGCCATATGAGCACTGACATCATCGTTGCCCTAGTGACCGGACTATGCGCCATCGTGGTCGCAGCGGTCACTTGGGTGCAAAACAGACGCGGCGACCTGAGCGAAGCCTACAGGCGACTCTCGGAAGCCCAATTGAACATGCAGCGGGAAATCGACCGACAGGACGAGAAGCTTGCTGAGTTCATTCAGGAACGCGACCAGCTCCGCTATCAGGACGATTTGAAAACCTCCTACATTCGGGCGATAGGACATTGGCTGGGCGAACTCTGCAACGTTCTCGACCCAGAGTTTATGAAACAGTATCCGAAGCCAAGACTTCCCGACGGGCTAAGGAGTACAATAGAACCGTTGGAAAACGACAACAGCAAGGAGCAGAATATTGTTTTCTAAGGATTTTTGGGTTGACACGTTGGAGCGTGCAATCCGTACCGCATGTCAGGCGGCATTGTCGGCTGGCGTGGTCGGTGGCGTCGGCCTGTTTCAGGTCGATTGGCTGAACGTGGCTGGCATCGCCTTGGTTGCGGCCATCGCCAGCGTGTTGACGTGCGTGGCGTCCTCCGGCAAGACGGATGCCATCAGTCCGGCTTCGCTCGCCACTCCATCCAAGAGTCTGGTGACGGGCAAGCATATTGCAAGCAATGAAACGGAGGTTTCTGAATGAGGTTTGTGGATATCAGCAATTGGAAGGCTGACGTTGACGTTTCCAAGATTGACGCCGATGGCGTGGTAGTCCAGTGCACTTGGGGTGCTGGCGAACTAACGACGGACAATGGTTTGGTCGAGTCCGTGTGGACTGGTGCGGATGCGAAGATTCAGGCCGCTGCCAAGCGTGGCCTTGCGGTCGGCTACATGCATTACATTCGCGGCGTGGGCGCTTCGGAGGAAGCGTATTTCTTCGCCGGAAACACCAAGGGTTATCTTGGCAAGTTCGTGCCGTGCGTCGACTGGGAGCAGGCCGATAACGCCGCTTGGGGCAATCGAGCCTATTTGGATGAATTTCTCTACCAGTATATTCGACTGACCGGCGTGAAACCGCTCGTGTATGCGCAGCGTTCCGAAATCCCGTTCATCAATGACATTTGCATCAAGCATGATTGTGGTATTTGGGAGGCGTGCTATGCTTCCACGGATGCGGTCGGCTGGCAGGATGCCGCTTCGATTTGGTCGTATGTGGCGTATCCGATGCGCCAGTACACGTCCAACGGCCATATCGGTGGTTATGCAGGTTCGCTTGATTTGAACTATTTCGCTGGCGATAAGGCCGCTTGGGACAAGTATGCTGGCGTTGGCGCTAACACTCCGGTGAATCCGGCTCCGGTGCCGGTGGTTTCCCCAGCTCCGACCGTGGTTGCCACCACGTATGAGGTTGCGGTCGATGCGTTGAACGTGCGTACCGAACCGTCGTTGAAGGGGCAGGTTGTAGCCAGTTACAGTCGCGGCGGGAAGGTCGTGTTGGATGGTTGGGGCACTTATGCTGACGGCTTCCTGTGGGGTCGTTATATCGGCGCTTCTTCGGGCCAGCTGAGGTATGTTGCAATCGGCACTGATTCCGGCAGTGATTGGTATTTGACAATGTGTCGTTAGTCTGATACAATAAGGACTGTTGGAAGTTTTACCAACAGCCCTCCTTTGGTTTCTCCAAAGCCCCCGCACGGTTCATGCGGGGGCTTTCTCTCTAATCATCCAACAGCACGCATATCATGTCCGCTACGATTGCCGTCGCCACGTATGCGAGGAAGACGCGCGTGTCCCACGCGTTGCACACGACCATGATGGTTGCGACGAATCCAAGCAGGATGATGGTGCAGATGATGAGTTTCAGGGTTTCCATCAGAACTTGCCGCCTTGCTCAGTCGCCACCGCGCAGCCTCCAACATTTCGTACAGTATCCGTCGAACAGGTACATTTCTTTCATGGTGAGTTTCTTCAGGCAATGATTGCATAGCGTCGGGTCGAGGGCGGCGGCTAGTTTTCTAATAGCACTCATCGGGGTACTCCAATCCTTCCTGTCTGTTTTCGTCCGTGAACGCCGAATCGATTTCCTGCTTGCAGGTTTCGCACAGCATTTCCGGATACCATTCGTCCAACGTCATATCTCGACCGCAGTCGAGGCATTGTCTTGGTGATTTCATGTCACACCTCCACCGCGGGCTGCGGAGCCTTCTGATGCTGATAGTGGCCGACCATGCCGTAGGGTTTCATCGAGGCGGCGTTCAAGTATTCGAATGATACCTGTCCGATTCGCATGCCGGGCTTCAGCATGATGGGAAAACTGTTCTCGTTCTTCAGTTCGACGGTGATGGTTCCGATGAATCCGGCGTCGATGAATCCTGCGGTCACGTGCGTGCAGAGTCCGAGTCGGCCAAGGCTGCTTTTCCCGTCGAATCGTGCCATCATGTTGTCCGGGAGGCTGATTTTCTCTACGGTGGCACCTAGGACGAACTGTCCGGGCTGTAGCATGTAGTGTCCGTCGATTCTGACTGGCTTGGTGTGGATGCCGTGCAGTGTGTGGTCGCTGCCGTCCGCGTAACCGTTTTTCGCATCTTTGGTGAAGATGATGATGGTGTCCTGCAGGGTCACGTCATACGAGTTGGGGTTCAACTGTTTTTCCGTGTATGGCAGGATGAGGTCTTTATGGTCTACGAACTGTTCGATGGTGATGTCGTTCAACATTATGATTCTCCTATTTTTCCGGCGAGTAGAGTAGGCTTCGCAGCTCACTCTCGCATACCGGCTCTATTTCATACAGGTACATTTCACACACGCCATGGTTGAATAGTTTCGCTTCGAATGGGAAGCGTTCTTTGAGTTCCCGCACCGTCAGGCCGGTGAGCTTGGCGAACATGTTCCATGTCCAATTCCCGTTTTCGTAGCCGCCGAACGTGACTTCTGAAACGATGCGGGCGTCGCCGTAATGTTCGCCGGTGGCCGAGTCGATTAATGCGATGGCGACCGTATCGTATGGGATGGCATGATTGCAGAGCAAGCACCGGTTTTTGACGGCTTTTAGCCATTCTTCGCGACATACTCTCAGCACTGTCACGCTGTGGTTAATCTGCCGCATTGTCATTCTCCTTGGATGCCTGCATGAATGCCAATGCCATTGCGAGGTAGGCTATGGCGTCCAAATACGAGTCTTCTTTACTGTGGTCGTATTTGATGCGTTCGATTTTCAGTTCGGCCATCATGATGGCGACATCCACTTCCGCATCGTCACGGCCGAACCATCGTTTGGAAATGTTCTGGAACATGATGCGCGGATTGCCGTATTCTTCGGCCTTCTTCCCGTTGAGCATGTTTTCCACACGGTCAAGGTTGTTGGCGATGCGCGTGTAGATGCTTGGCTCAATGTTTTCGAGCGCGTTTTCCACTGTCGGCGGCTCCGGTGGGTCGAGGATTATACTGCTCGGGCCTTCCAATCCGAGATTGTCGGCGGCTTTGGTGGGAATCGCCTTGTTCACGTCTTCCATCACCTCATCCCAATTGTTTTTCCTTGATGATGTCATCGAGTGTTTTCCTTCCTTCTATCACGTCCATGACCTTGCGGTTCCATGGCGTGTCCGGCACGAGTATGCGCTGACGCCCCTGATAGGGGCTGCCGCGTCGTACCAGTCTCCTGTTGGCCTGCTCCCAGTCGGCGTATGTCCATGGGAGGTCGAGCCATATCTGGTCTTTCATGAGACGCTGTAGGCCGTCCACGCCGGTGCCCATGGATTGCGGGTTGGCGACTATGAGCCGGTATTTTCCGCGTTCTTGGTCGGTCATGGCGAGGAATGTCTTCGCATCGGTGCATGGCGTCCAAGTACGGTAGATTTCGTCTCTTACCGCTTTGAACCGCGTCCATACGAGCAGTGGTGTATGGTCTTCGCGTCTCTTGGCTTCACTATATACTGTTTCGAGTTTGGACACGCCGAACCAGTAGGATTCTCCACGGTCTTCGGTCTTGTAGGCGAAACCGTCATCGAGTTGGGCGAGTTTGACTGCTGCGGCGCTCGCGCTTGCCGCGTACACGTCTTCGGCCAATTGGTGGGTGTTCGTCCACTGTTCTAACGCCATGTCCTCCTGTTCGGTTTTCGGCGATGGGAGCCATTCGACTTGCGGCAGGGGGTTGCCTCCGCGTCGGATGTCCAATACGAGCTTTTGCAGTTGTCGGCACGCTTCCTCTACCATGGGCTTGGAATACGTGTATTTGACCACTGTACGCCCTTGCACGCTCATCGTGTATGGTTTACCGTATCGCATCCTAAAAGTCCCTAGAGTGCGCCAAGAATCGCCTAATAGGGCCATCCTGTCCTTGGCGTGCGGGTACATGACCACAGTCTGCCCGTACAGGTCTTCCAAATCCTTCGGAGCGGGCGTGCCGGTCAACATCAGCACGTCCTTGGCAAGGTCGCCGATGCCCTTCACGACTTTGGAACGTCCGCTCCTAGGATTCTTCACCATATGGCTTTCATCCACGATGAGACTGAAACCGTCCGGCACTTCGCCCAGCTTGGCGGCCATGTTGTAGGACACCACGAGGAAACGATAGTCTTCCGACCAACCATGCTTCCGGTAGTCTTCGATGGTCAACGCCTTGCCGTGCGACCATTGGCTGATTTGCGGCAACCACGCGGTATTCACGACGCTTGCCGGACAGATGACGAGGATATGCTCCGCATCGTCCAGCAAGTCCATGCTGCGTTTCGTCTTGCCTGTTCCGGCCTCGTCGAAAATGAAAGCCCTCATGATTCCTCCTTGTGTGCCGCCTCCCATGCGGCTATGCGCTCGCGGCCTTCCGGCGTTTCACGCCATTTGCGCCAAGTCTGATAGCAGACGCCATGTTCAGCCTTGAATTTCTCCTGCCATCTGCGGCATGCGTTTCGGCTTTCCTCACGATGCTGCTTACGGTATCGCACCCAATAGTCGAGCATTTTCTCGTTGTTCTCGTTCATCCACTTCTTTTTCAGCTTCCGCTTATGCTCCGCCTTTTCGGGCGTCATGTCAGCATAGTGGGTGACGGTCTTCTTTTTTCTGGCGGGCGGCATCGGCTTGGGCTGACGCATCTTCTCGATGTCAGCCCAAGCTTCGCCGTCAAGCCATTCGGATACGCTACTCTTCATCATGTCCCCCGGAATGGTTGATGAGGTCGATGATGCCTTTGACCACACCGATGATGATAAGAGCGACAGCCGTGGTTCCAAGCACGGACAGGACGATGGCGAGCATGTACAGGCAGTTCATCATCAGTTCATGCATTTTTCTTCTCCTTCACCACGCTGAGGCGCGTGGTCGTCGATGTTTTCCTGAATGGGGTCAGGTCTGCTGGATGCTGGCTGAAATACGCTTTGTAGTCGGTGGTGGTGCGCGTGGTTTCCGCCAGTCTTGCGATATGTCCGGCGCATGCCACTCGTTCGCCGGGGTGTTCGCCCAGCCATGTGGCAAGTTTTTCCTTCAGCGTGTCGTATTGGTCTTTCGCTTCCAACAGTTCGGCCAACAGCTGTTGTCCGCCATTGTCCGCGTCCGTGGGGTGTTCCGCATGTTCGTATTCCGTCGCATACTTTTCCAGTGCGCCCACGTCCATCACGTCGGGGACGATTGTGATGTCAAGCGTCTCCTTGATTCGTTTGGTGATGTATTCGGCGTCCAGCGTCTTCCATGACGGGGGGCGTTGCGCGTAGATGATTTCCGCATACTCCGTATCCATCATGCGGGCCTCTATCTGCGCTTGAGCCGAATATTGATTGTGCTGTTCGTTGGTGAGGAACGCGTAGGATGGTTTGCTTCCCGTCTTCACTTCGACTGTGTGCAGGATTCCCCCATGGTCGCGGTATGCGGCGTCAAGAGAGACGTGCAGGCGCCCGTCCGTGTAGAAACTGTTGTCGTACCATGCGAGCTGTCCGTTCTCCAAACGGTCTACTGGAGTGTTCTTGCTGACGATGGCGAGCTGTAGGTGTTCCGCGTAAAGTTTGACGAGCATTGGCTCCCAAATGCTGCCGAACTGCTCCACCGGACAAACGGCCGGAATGTTCGGCGGTGGGGAGGGTAGTTGTCCGGTGGAGATGAAATGCGCGAGGCTGGATGCGCCTATCGTTTCCTCGCGGGCTTTGAGCCATGTTTCACGGTCTTTGAATACTTTGTATGTCAGATTTCTTTCGTCCATCTCATTTTCCCTTCCGAATCGACTACTAGGATGTAGTGGTACATGTTCGTTAAGTCAACCCAGTTCCTGTAGAACAGCATGGCGTCAACGGCTTTCATGCCGTACAGGAGTATGACGTTCGCATTATGTTTGGCGAGCGCTTTGAGTTCGCGACATTGGTCTGGGCTTGGTTTTCCTACCGTGCGTTTCAGTTCGATGAACCACACGTTGCCGAACGTGTCTACGGCGGTCACGTCGGGGAATCCGTTGCGTGAGCGTCCTTCGGTTTTCTGCACGTACCATCCTTGCTGTTCCAAGATTCTGATGAGACGGTTCTGGATGGCCGATTCCAATGGTTCCTGACTGTGGTTATTCAGTTTCGGCATTGTCATCCTCCTTGATTCTGACCGCGCTGACCCATACCGCGTATGTTCCGTCCGGCTTGCGGCGTGTGACCGTAGCGTAATCGACGTTTGGTTCCGTCCATGATGTGAGATGTTTGCGGATATGGTAGGCGGTGGCGTTCGCGGTGTTGCGTTTCTTGTATGAACGGTATTCGGCCCATCTGCCTAGATTGAGTTTGAGCATCGCATTGAACACGGTGTCTACCCGACTATCGTCGGGGGGGGTGGTTAGGAATTTCGTCATTTGTTTTCCTTCGGTTTGAAATATGCGGGCATGATTGATTTCGGCAGGATTCTGCCTTCACGCTCCAACCGTTTCGCATGAGGGAACAGCCAGCCACGAGACACTCCAAGCGCCTTCGCGGCTTGGCTGATGTTCATGCAGGTGGTGAGCGCGTCAATCAGCGTGTCGTCACTGTAGTGGATTGGCGCGTTCATGGCCGGTTAGAACTCCGGTTCCGGTTCCCCGACGCTCTCATCGTCGATAATCTGCTGCTGGTATACGCCGAACTTGTGGGGGGCGGGGGTATTGTTCTTTTCGATTCGCAGCAGCTGCACGCCGGTCAGGAAGTAGGCGAGACGCCCATCCTTCGTGCTGCCGATTTTGAACGCGACGTTGGCGAGCGTGCCGTCGCCCGGCTCTTCGGTCAGTTCGACATCATTGGTGTTTTGGTCAACGATGCTGGGCTTCCACTTGGACGATAGGTTGACAAGCCACTTGCCATGCTGCGGCTGGGCTCCATCCTTGAGGGTGATTAAATCGCCGTCCTTGTAACGTAGGTTGTCGCCGTTGGCTCGCACGCCCAACTGTTTGGCGGACGCGACGAGTTCCTTATGCACGTCGCCATTCTTCGGGAACGCGAGTTGCAGTTGGTAGTTCGGTTCGATGCCGCGCTGTTTCGCGACGTCGGACTGATACTTGTCTTTGATGTGGACGAATCGGATTTCGCCTACCGCTTCGATTTCGAGCATGGGATTTGCCATTGTTTTTCCTTTCGGTTTTTAGTTAAATTCTTCCGTGAGGGCTGGGCGGGGGAGGGGGGCTGCTGTTTTGCCGTCGTCGTCCATCACTGTGGTGAGTCCAAGCAGGTGGATTAGCCCGTAGCGCCTGTAGTAGGTTTCGAAGCTGCCCACTTGTTGGGCCGCGGCCGCCGGATACGTGTAGCTGCTGCTTACCGCCTCGCCATGCTTCACCATGTCCATGAGGTTTTCCAACTCATGCGTTGACTCGTAGACTGCGATGGTGAGCGTGTTGTAGACGGTTGGCATATCCGTGTCTGCGCCGACTATCTCGCTTGAGCAGACGGCCGTCCAGCCTAAGCCATGTTCCATCATGCTGTTCTTGACGAGCTGCCAAATATCGTTAAGCGTTGCGTACTTGTACCCGTATCCTTCTGTCGTGCGTTTCACCGCTTCTACCGACTGTTGTACTTCGGCGATTCGGCTTAGCACGTCGTATCGTTTATCGTTTGCCATTGTTCCTCCTTTTTTCGAGTTCGTTTTCTATAAGCGTTTCATCTATGGCGAGCCGGTATGCGCGTTCCACAATATCGTCGTAGTCGCATTGGGTGTGGGGGGTGTGTTCGTTGATTACGTACTTGGCTATGATGGCAAGGTTTTCGTTTGTCGGGTTCGACTTGTACGCGTCTATGCGGCTCTGCCATACGTCGTGGCGTCCTTGCATCCATGCTTCAAGCGCGTTCTGATAGTCATTGGCTGAGTATGGCATTGCCATATGGTATACGATTATGGTGCTTACCACGTCGATACCGGCGTTGAGCGCCTTATCAGTTAGGTAGCCAAGGAATATCTTTACTCTATTGTGAAAGTATTCTAACGGTTTCATTGTTTTACCTCATTTCTTTGGTTTCATTATCTATTATATCAGGGCGTATCTCACGACACGCCCGAAAAAATTCATCAGACGCACCAATACATGTTAGAAACCCATACGCCACGCGAGTATTCAACCGGCTCGCCCTCAAGCCATTTAAGGCATCCGTGGGGGGGGTTATAAGCGCTACAAGTCCTTGACCCTTAAACACGGTGTTATCGTATCCGCTATCAATCCACGCGGCAACCATGTTGCGGGAGTCTGACGCGTATGGCCCTATCGTGTAGTCGTGTGCGATGCCGTTATGTGCGACATAACCCCTATCCGTATGGAACGGATGGCAGTTGCGCGGTTCGACCGCGCCATGCGTGGCGAAACGGAAATGAATCAGGCACGGGGCACGCTTGAGACTATCCCAATGACTATAAATGAAGCCCACCACTTTCAGCGGGTCAACGTTTTTGAACACTCTCAAGCGTTCGCCATCCCACCAACTGACACCACCCCCGTCCGGGTTCGACTCGCTCATGGCTAGGATGTCTTCGGGTTCCGGCATTGCGCCGGGTACCGATGTCACAATGACACACATTTGTTTTCCTCCTTAACAGTGGGGGGCTGGACGCTCCAGCCCCCGAAGATTTTTTCAGTCGTCGACGCGCGTGGCGGCGAGATGCTTGCGGATACGCGCGTAGCGCTCGCTCGGTTCGGGACGCCCGGCACGCTTGTACAGGCGCAACGCGGTACGTTCCAACGGTTCCACAGTCGGCTCACCGTGGGACGCGCGTGCGATACGACTACGGATGATGTTCTCGACTATCCACGTGGCCGTCTCGCCATGACGGTCCAGATATTCGTGACCGTTCCAAATGGTCTCATCACCGTACACATGGTGCAAGCGAAAACTGTAGAGACTGATGGGCTCGACGCCCGCCATAATCATGGTTGTAGCCATCCGCGCGTAGCGGTGCAACGGGCGTAGGTTGCGGGACGGGAGCACGTAGCCGACAAACGTTCTTCGACGCGCTTGCGGCCACGCTCACGACGTTCCTCATGCCTACGGTATTCAAGCGTGGCCGGGAGCGTGTCGCCATGACTGTGGCGTGCGATACGCGAAGTTCCCACGTTGGCCGTGACGTTACGACGGATTTCTGCGGCATGTTCCCGACGTTCGCGTTCCTCTTCGGCTTTCCGTGCCGCCTTGCATGGCCGACAATG